CAGAACATATTTGAAGGAATCGGACAGGCGATAGAATCAGTGTGGGATTCTGTAATGAATAAGACTACAGAAATATGGAACAGTATTGTGACGGTAATCAAGAATACGATAGCGAAGATTGTTTCTGGTATCGAGGGCATGGTAAATTCGGTGGTATCCGGGATAAACAAAATTATCGAGGCAATCAATAGGGTAATGGATAAGGTGGGAATTGCAATACCTACCATTCCTAATTTGAACCTATCAGGCAAAACCGGTTATCCGGCCTCTGCCTATGCAGCTATCCCCTATAAAATGCCAATGCTTGCAACCGGTACAGTAGTACCACCGCGGGCAGGAATGTTTGCAGCTATTTTGGGAGATAACCCAAAGGAGCCGGAAGTGGTATCTCCTTTATCAACTATGAAGCAAGCTCTTAAGGAAGCGCTGGCAGAAAGCAATATATCCAGTGGAAACCAGATTGCTAAAGCAGAGCTAATACTTGATGGTACAAGATTTGGTCAGCTTGTAGTTAAATTTGGAAACAACGAAAAGAATCGTGTTGGCGTAAGAATGGTAACGGAAGGAAGTGTATAAAAAATCCCGCTGTCGTTTTTAGATGGGTGATGGCAGCGGGAAAGTCACATTGCTTTAATTATATCAGAAGGATGGTGTATAAGCAATGAGGACAAGGGACAAGAACTTAAGCGATTACGGAATAGATTGCGGCCGGGCGGCTGAATTAATGGAACTTGCCAGACTGGAAGAAAATAAAGGCTTAATATGCAAAGCGGCTGATTTAAGTAATCCAGGACTATCTGCATTTATTATTGAATCTCTCACACAAAAAAGAGGGTATGACCGTATTTATATTAAATCGTATATTCCCGCTAAACGTGATGATTTTTACGCATACCGCAGGAAAGCATTAGCATTGTTTAGTCTACTTCTGGAAGGGAAAACGCCTATAATACCGAGGGACAGGAGGATACAGAGAAATTCACGCATAGCTAGTTAAAATGGCAGGAAAGGGCATTCTGATGCGTTCTATAGGGTATGGATGGCTAATGTCTGCTTACGGAAACTTACGCTTGCACAGTATAGGAACCTGCTAAAACCTGCCATTTTTACAATATCCCCCTAAATAACCCTAAATCCATAAACATTATGTATACGGATCACCGACCACCAAATGGTTGTCGTTCAATAAAACCTTAGAAAACCTTAGTATTATGTTTATAGCAGAACGAAAATCAATCGTTTTAAAGAAAATGTTGACGTTGTTGACTTAGTGCAATGTGCTTGTGCCATAAGCACGTCAGAAAACGGACGTATCGGTGAGGGCGATACGTTGGAACTGCTCTTATCGTTGGGCTATGCAAAGCAGTCCATCACCCAGGCCGAACACATCTGCATATTATCGGAACATGGTTATGCAAAGCTGATTAAGATAATGGTACTGGCCTGGGGCGGTGAAATACCGGGTCAGTATTTTTCTGCCCCAGGACAATCAGATAATGCTTTATGATATCATAGTCTGAAACTGCGCAAAAGTGCGCACAAAAAACAGAATAGACTAAACTAAACGCTATCCCTCTGCCGGTATCAACTATAGGCACATATACGTTGACGAATGCACAAAATGCACTAAAATGCATACAAAAAAGCGCAGGTCAAAAAATGAGGTCAAGAAAACCCGAATAAAAAAGAGTTTGTTAACACGATTACATGTGTGGGTCAAGGGGCTAGAGTAGGTGGGAAGCGATTTGTTAGGTCTGGACAATACTGGAATGAGTTAGGACAATGCAGCTTTGCCTATGTCCAGGTATACCTTATTTCCGGGCATACCTGGGGAGTTTCACGACTGAAAATCCGGCAGCCAATTTAAGGCTTAAAAATGATAACACATGATGGGGATAGGGATAGCTATTATTAGTAGATATTTTAACTTAATCATTACATGTTTCTAAATATTTATCCCAATAATTTTCCTTGTCCTCTTCAATCTGGTGAAGCCATAAATACATCATTACTACCTCAATTTGTTTTTTATGACCTTTAATAAAGGGTTTATGAGCATACCTGAGATAAAAACTGTTAATATTAAAAATATTAGTTGAGGTTTTGAAGTTATATTTAAAACCATCGGGATAAACACATTCATCTGTTTTTATTCGGCATTGTTTAGGCCATGTCTCGGGGGTATCCCAAAAATAAGATAGATAACCAAAAAGTCCCATGACAATATTAACATGATATTGTTCAAGTGTACTATTTAACCAATCAGTTATTTGTTGTGAAAAATTTGGTATATAATCAGGAAACCGCTCCGACTCTCTCCGATGATATTCTTTTATAAATTGACAAAGCAATTCCGTTTCATTTTTAAGATATGCGTGGTCCTTAATGATTTTTGCATAACAGTCGTAAGATATTGCGCGAAATTCTGATTCCTCATACATAAAAGGGAAAGCTTCGGACTGAATTAAATGATATCCGATAGTTCTATTTATCTGGCGACCATAAGCATCGTATATGGACACTAGCCAATTTTGAACGGCATGGCTATAATTTCTTAAAGACTTTTCATATTTTCTTATTTTTTCATTTTCGGTTATAGTATGTCGTTCCGCCCCTTGAATAGAGAGATATTGGTCGAAATACTCAAAGATATAGTTTATGCATGTACGAATATTATTTATTTTTTGGCTAACATCAAATTCATTAATACCATCTTCGGTTTTCCTTTTCTCTATATATTCTTCTAAACTCAACATTTGCTTATCTCCAATGAAATTAGAGGGATGGAATTAATAACGTACCTCTAAGATGGTCAGTCCTCCATCAGTTCGTTTATAAGGTCCCCAGTACTTTTACGCTCCATTCTGCAATGGTATCAAAGTTTTAATTGGCTAAAGTCAATGGAAAAATCCTCATATATGTTGACCTTAACAGAATCGTTGAATCGGTAAATGGTGGGGGGAGTTTCATTCGGAAAATCATAGACCACAATAATTTCCCTAGCTGGGTCTACAATCCAGTATTCCCGTACCCCCGCGCCCTGATAGAGGGCCAGCTTTTTATAATAGTCCATCTGGCGGCTGGAAGGGGATACAATTTCTATAATCCAATCCGGCGCACCGTTGCAGCCTTTACTGTTTAATTTGTCTTTGTCGCAAATAACGGATATATCTGGCTCCAGGTAGTTTGTATTACTCTTTTCATCCTCTGCCTGGAGGAACACGGCAAACGGAGCCGGGAATACCTCGCAGGAACCATTATTGTTGCGGATGTGGTTTCCTATCTCCAGGTGCAGGAATGACAATGTTCTTTGATGGGCTGTGCTGGGCGGGGCCATGTAATAAATTTGTCCATTAATTAGTTCAGCCCGTTCACCTTCTGGCAGATTGTAAATATCGTCAATGGTATGGATTCTTTCTTGTGGTAATGGCATAGGGTCACACTCCTTCCTGTGGATGTGGTTGTTCTGGTATATACTCCATTAGGTCGCCGGGCTGACAACATAGAAGCTGACATACTGTAGCAATATTATCCCAAGACACAAGTTCCTCATTTCGGAATTTTTGTAAAGTAGCTTCCCCTAATAGCTTTTCTTTTCTTAATTTGTATGTTGAGTAACCAGCTTCTTTAAGTGCAGCAATAATATTAACCTTATATCGTATCGGCATAAAATATTTCCCCTCCTGTATAAACTGGACCATCCAGATATGGATACACCTATTTCAGTATATCCATATTATAACATTAATATACACAAATAACAAGTGTACAAAATATCTAAATTATACACTTGTTATTTGTGTATAATATACATGGACATACACTAGAATTAGGTGTATAATGTAGTTACAAGGTTAAGAAAACAAAGCAGCCGGGGCAGACAATCCCCCACAAACCTATCAATCGTACCTGTGAGCCGAAAGCAATAGACACGCAAGACTGATAGGGGTTGCGGATTCAATTCCGGTGAGGATGTACCAAGGATGGCGAACAATAGCCCGGTGAGAATCAACCATTTATCAAGGAAGTAAAGGAGACAGAAATCATGAAGTACAATCTTCAAAAAATCATGCTGAGAGCATGGAGGCTTTACCGGGAGAAAAAAGAACTTTCTTTTGCAGAGTGTTTACACAGGGCATGGTTATCTGCAAAGGCAGAGGCAATCAACGCAAAGAGAATTGAAGAAGCAAAGGCCACGGCAGGAGTTGAGGAAGAAACAAATACCTGGAACGGCTGGAAACAGTTAGGATATGAAGTCATTCATGGGAGTAAGGCCCTGTTTGGTACTGAACTGATATGGGGAAGCCGGGGAGATGGGAAAGCTTATAAGGCCAGATTCTTTGGGCGCTCACAGGTACAGGAAATTGCAATAGCATAAGAAAAAGCCTCTGCCAGTGCTACCAACACTGACAGGGGCCAACGAAACAGCCGGGGCCGTTCCTAATCACATAGGTATATTAGCATGGCCCCTAATAAAAAGAAAGAGGTAAATTGAAAATGTATCATTTAATTGATGAAAAAAGAAGATTGTACGCTTGCAACGTGGCAGAAATCACACTGGAGGATGCGTATTGTATATTACAGTCATGGGGCGGTAAGCATTCGCTATCAGAGGTAGTGGTATTCTATTCCGCGACACAGAACGCAGTTGTTATAAA